CCGCTCGCCGTCTCAACGCCGAACGGTCCGAACAGCGCGATCTCGGTCGGCGATGGCTCGGTCGTCTACGGAAACTCCGGCTATTCGATCGCCGGACTCCCCGTCATTACCGACGCCAACGTCACCACGACGAACGGAACCGGCACGGACGAGGACGTCATCATCATCGGCAACACGCAGGAATCGCACCTCTGGGAGACCTCCGGCGGTTCGCCGTTCATGCTCCGTTTCGAGGACGTCAAGTCCGCCGAACTCGAGGTCAAGATGGTCGTCTACGGCTACAGCGCATACACCGCCAACCGCTACCCGAACGCTTTCGCGCTCATCGGCGGGACCGGTTGCGTCGCACCTACCTTCTAGCGATTTGACCCGTCCGGGAGTTCTCCTCCTCCTCCCGGGCGGGTCTACCTAGAATCCGACCATGTCGACTCGAATCATTAACGCACTACTCGACGAACGTCGCGGCTTAGCGGCCCGCGGCCTAGTCGAGCGCGTTCAGCAAGTCGACGCAGAGTTGGCCCGCCTCGGCTACACGCCGCCCGTCATCGAGCGCGAAGTAGTTCCCGCTCCGAGGCGGGTCGACACCACTCCAAAGAAGAAGCCCGCACGAAAGAAGGTCTAGGACATGGCGATTACGAACGGCTACGTCACGCTCGCCGAGTTCCAGAACTACACCGGGATGTCGACGCTCACCGCGGCGGAGACCTCCTCAATCGAGGCCGCTATCGAAGCCGCCTCCCGGTCTATCGACCGGATCGCGAACCGTCGCTTTTACGCCGACGCCGCCGCCTCGAATCGGCTTTACCGTCCCGTCGACTACTACCGGCTCATCGTCGACGACATCTCAAGCGAGACCGATATCGCCGTCAACCTCGACGCCACCGGAAACGGTTCCTATACCGACACGCTCACACTCAATACCGACTACATTCTCGACCCGGTCAACTCACTCGCGAAGGGCCGCCCCTACACGATGGTGACGCTCGTCGGCTCGAGCGGGACCGCGTCGTGGCCTTTCCCGACCTCATTCCGTCCCGCCGTACAAGTGACCGCGCGTTGGGGATGGCCTTCCGTACCGGATGACATCGTCGAAGCGTGTCTCATCTTGAGCGCCGACTATATGAAGCGCGCCTCGAGCGTCGGCGGCGTCGTCGGTTTGTCCGAGTTGGGCGCTATCCGAATGAGTCCCCTCGGGCGCGATATCGCCGCAATCGTGCGCGCATACCGCCGCGAGGTAGTCGCGTGACCCCGTCAACCGTTCGCGACAAACTCAAGGCCGCCGTCAATATCACCGGGCTCCGCGTCTATGACACCGTCCCGGACGGCTTGATCCCTCCGGCGCTCGTCATCGGACAACTCGCGATGACTTGGGACTTGGTCATGGCTCGAGGCGCAGACTCCGCCGAAGTCGACCTCATCTTGATAGCCGGACGCATGAGCGACAGAGCCGCCCAAGACTACCTCGACTCGTTCCTCACCGCTTCCGGGACTAACTCGATCAAAACAAAAGTCGAAGCCGACCAGACGCTCGACGGCTCCGTATCATCGGTGCGCGTCGTGACCGCTACCCCGATCTCGCTCACCGTTGCCGGTGTCGAAATGCTCGCCTATAGGTTCGCGGTAGAGTTATGGGGATGAGATATCGCGTAACCGCCCGGAACCTTGTCTCGTTCGAGATAGGTGAGATCATCGAGGCCGCCGATCTTGTTGCGCAAGGCGTCGACGTCGAGAAGCGCGTCGCGACCGGACACCTCGAGCCAGTCGTCGACTATGATCGACCAAAGAAGAAAACCTCTAGTAACAAAGAACCCGAAAGCGAGTAACATCTAGAACATGGCAACGACGACCCAACTCGGCACGGCAACGGTCTTTACCGTCGGCGGCGTCGATCTCAAGGACCAACTCACCTCCATCACGATGGACCCGAACATTCCGGCGCTCGTCGCAACGACGCTCGCCGATTCATCGGTGCAGAACGTCGCCGGCCTCCCGGACGCTCAGACGACGTTCACGCTTCTCGGCAACTTCGCCACGACTGACGTCATTCAGACGCTCTTCGGTGACGTAGGCACGACGGCAGACATCGTCTACGAGCCACTCGCCGCGGCTCCCGGCGCGTCCTCGCCGCGCTACACGCACACCGGCGGCTACCTCGCTTCGTTGCCCATCACGGTAAACGTCGGCGAGTTGGTTGAAGTGACCGTCACCTACTCGGGCGGTTCGATCGCGCAGGCCGTCGCGTAACTATGCTGAGAATCTCCGTCTCCGTTGAGCGGCGGGACGGAAGCCGGGAGGAGTTCCCGGTACTCCCGCCGACTATTATCGCTTTTGAGCGTCACGCAAAAGTAGGACTCGCGTCCGCTTTCGGTGGAGGTGACGCCAAGTTTGAGCACATTTATTATCTCGCTTGGCTCGCCGAGAAGGACTCCGGCAACGTCGTGAAGGTATTCGACGAATGGCTCAAGAACATTGTCGACGTCGACGTCATTGACTCCCCAAAAGGGTAACGCGAGGCACTTTCGCCGAATGGGTAGCGGCTCTCGCTATCGAGACTCGCATCGGTCCGAGTGATCTTCTCGCGTCACCTCCAGAGGTTCTAGAGTGTATGGCTGACCTACTCGAGCGGCGTAGGCGCGCACAAGAACAAGCACAAAGGAAACGAGGCCGCCGCTAATGGCTACGACTGGGACGTTCGGGTATCGCGTCGAGGGACGCGAAGGCGCGGTCAAAATCGAGGGACTAAACAAGGTCCGACGCGACCTAAAGAAACTCGCCTCCGACGTTGACTACGGTTCGCAGTTCCTCGCCGTGAACAAAACACTCGCCGACGCAGTCGCTCGAGACTCGGAAAACTACGTCCCGTATCGTACCGGAGCACTTTCGGCCTCTATTCGAGCCGCCGCAAGTCAAAAATCCGCTCGAGTCAAGGTCGGCGGAAGATTATCGAAAGAAGTCCGAAGCGTGCTCGGCGGCTACGGAGTAGGTAAAGGCTCGGTCCAATATGCCGGACCGATTCACTTCGGTTGGCCCGCTCGCTTTATCAAACCTCAACCGTTTATTTATGACGCGGTCGACAAGCGCCGAAAAGAGATCGCCGAGCGTTACGCGGAACTCATCACGAAACTCATCAAGACTAACGACCTCAACCCGTGAGGTAGACTTCGCCCGTGGCAATCGTCTCCGTAACTATCGCCGGTAACGCCGGACCGCTCCGAAAAGAACTAACCGGAGCCGACAAAGTTCTGGCGAACTTCGGTCTCAGCGTAAACAAAGTCGGACTAGCCGCTACCGCCGCCTTCAGCGGCCTAGCCGCCGGAATCGGCTCCGCGATCGGTAAAGCGTCCGACCTAAACGAAACAATGTCGAAAACTAAAGTGATCTTCGGCGCGGCGCAACGTGACGTCGTGAAGTTCGCCGAGGGCGCGGCCCGGTCGCTTGGTCAGACGACGCAACAAGCGCTCGACGCCGCCGCGACGTTCGGAATCTTTGGACAGGCCGCAGGACTCACCGGACAAAACCTCGCAAAGTTCTCGACCGACTTTACGGCTCTCGCCTCCGACCTCGCCTCGTTCAATAACACTTCACCAGAGGATGCGATTCAAGCAATCGGAGCCGCGCTCCGCGGCGAGGCTGAACCGCTTCGACGCTACGGAGTGCTCCTCGACGACGCGACCCTCAAGGCCGCCGCGTTCGAGTTGGGTATCTACGACGGGAACGGCGCGCTCACCGCTCAGCAAAAAATCCTCGCCGCTCAAAAGGTCATTTATGAACAAACTACACTCGCACAAGGCGACTTCGAGCGCACCTCTGATGGACTAGCGAATCAGCAACGTATCCTCTCGGCGGAACTTGACAACCTCCAAGCGAAACTCGGCGAGGCGTTCTTGCCGGTCGTCGAGGCGATCATTCCGAAACTTACGGACCTAGCGGGAATATTGGCAGAAAACTCAAAGACCGTAATCATTGTCGTAACCGCCGTGACCGGCTTTACTGCGGCAATCGTCCTCGCTACAGCCTCACTCAAGGCTTACAACGCTATGGCGACGATCACCACCGGGATCAACGGGCTACTCTCGAAATCTTTCGTCGGTGCTCGACTTTCCGCCGGAGGAATGACCACCGCGCTCGGACTCGTCGGCCTCACGCTGACCGAGTTCTACTCAATGATGAAAGACCCGTCGGCTTGGTACGCATTTAAGCAAGCGTCGAGCAACGCTTTTGCGGTCGTGAACAATA